AGGTAATTTTAGATTGAAATTGGTGCTGGTAACGGTTTCTAATGATGCCCTTTCAAATCCCGCAGTTGGCGTTATGAAATCTATGTCCCCTCCCTGGGCATGGATCGCAGTTGCAGAATTATTGTATCGTCCCCTCCATGATCTTGAAGGCACGTCATTTAAGAAATCTGTGGGGAAATCTTGTTCTCCGGCACCAAACGCACACAGGAACCCATCCGTAGTGGTGATGCTTACTTCCTTGAAACCTTTTGTGGGCTGATCAAAAGTGATTGTGCTTGTGGTAACATCTATCTTGTCAATAGGGTTAACGAACCAAGAAGTCCAAGTACCCCATGTATTTGGAAAAGTTTTCAGATAGGCCTGATCGGTTGTTGTGCCTGATGTTTCCGTCACCGGCAAATATAGCAAAACATCTGTGTCCCATTTACCATCGTATGATGCGGTCTCAGATTCTGTGGGATCTATCATGTGTAGGTCGCCATTGGCGGTCAACGTGTCTCCACTGAAATTGTCTTTCCTAATCCTGATGGCATCTATGTCTGCATTGTACAAATAGTCTCCGCCGGGATTGCCACCTATGAATAGGTCATCTGTGGAAGCACTGATATCGTCACTGTTCAATGTCGTACTTCCAACACTTTGATTGTTGATGTAAACTGAAAGTGTCAAACCACTTTTCTTAAAACTCACGTCATAGTAGTCATCATTGCCCAATGACCAACCACTGCTGGTAGTGTCATTGTGGGTACCACCCGACTGGTAGGCAAAATGCAAAACATTGTTGTTGTCAAGATAGATGGCCCAATTTGGTCTGTCTGTGAAAGGTGTGGCGCTGATATCTCCGTCTCCCTGGCACACAATTATTCCGTCATTGGCTGTTTGAAAATTCGTGGTGCTGGTTGAATCAGTGTTGATCCTTATCCTGAATTCAACAGTCCAATCTGTCCTGTCATGCAGGCGTATGCTGTTGTTATAGGTCAGTTGCCAGTAACTGCTGTGTGCCTGGCCAAACGAAAGCGCACCATTATTGACCGAAGCACCACCAACGCTGGTGATCGTTGTCGTTGAATTGAATCCATTTCCTAGGTCATCCCATTTGATGAAATCCTTTGGCCAATATACCTCGTCTAACGCATCATAGAAAGCAGAATTGTTATTGATTGGCATTATATCTCTCCTTTGGTTACTGAAGCAAGATCAGTTTGTGACTGAGCCTGATCGCCACCGCTTGACAGTTGGCCCGCTGACTCTTGTTGAGGGAATGGCGTGTCACTGACCGGTCCACCATATATGTACACGTTGTTGCCAGTGGCAGTGGCTTTTTCTGACCTGTCACCGCTTGGCGAAATCGCGGTCACACCGATTGTGAATGTTGCTCCTTGCGGTATCTGTTCAGCGCTGAATTTGAATTCGGTATCTTTTACCTGCCCCAGCACACGGGGTGAATAGGACACGTTGTTCTGCCTGATGTTTTCAAGTTTTACTTCGTATGAATTTTCACTTGGATTGTTGTTCTTGTCGATCCATCTAACCACCTGATCCATTGACAGCGATAACAGGTCGGTATCTGTCTCTTTCCTAACCTTGCTGATCACGATGCCCTCGACCGGTTTCAGTCTGGTATCCTGTGGACGTATGATGGGTTCACGTACTTTGAAAATATTTTTAATATAATCCAACAAATTATCTTTATCAAAATCATAATCTGTTGGTATATGTCTGAAGCCACTTATCTCTATCTGTCCAGTCACTGTCAACAAGACATCCGTCACCCTATACAGGTTGTCTATGTTGGCAAGATCGCTGTTAACCCTGATTATGTCGCCCGGCTCAACGTTTGATGATGCCTGGGTAGTAACAAAAGAAATAGTCTCTTTGTTCCTGGATTTGTTGAGTATGATTTTAGCATAGACCAAGGCCATTTCGTAGTGGAAGATTCCTAAATTGGTTATCTCGGTTGTCAATTCTTGGTCATTGTCTTCTTGTAAAAGTGTTGAATAGAGTGTGGTATCTTTTTCTGGATAGACCACGCTGTTTGATTTTGATTCCTTTTCAAAATCTGGAAAATTAATTTTGACCTGGTTGAAACTACTGTCAAGGCTCTGACCGTTTAATGTTACCGAACCAACTATCTCATCATCTGTAAATGTTCTGTTATCACCATCGCACTCGCTCTTCAAAGTCGCTGTGCTTGGTTGGTCAAAACTGTTCTTTGGATTTCCGGCATTCTCCATTTTTATTTTAAATTTTCCATTTGTGTACACAAGGTTGGCTCCCATACTCGTGAGCATTGTGTTGATGTTATCTAGATATGTTCTATCTGGATAGATTTTGAATTGCCTTGCGTATGGACTATATGCCCATCCCCAATTTGTTCCCAAGGCGACATCGCTGTAATCTATGCCATCAACCGATGTTGGTTGCATCAATGGTCTTGTAGACGTAAAAATGCTATCTGTCTGGGGTTCCAGGATGTCGGTCACACCCGTGATTGCCTTGAACACGAACAGAAGATTGAAAAGATTAGATGAACCTTCGGCATTGTTTCTAAAAACCCGGCAACACTGGGAGGCGGATACCCAACTTTCTTTGTCAAATTTTGAGACCGGTAATCCCATTCCATAGTAAGGATTCATCATGTAATCTAGAAGATGGTGCACGGGATTATGAGTGGGTGCCATTGCCCCGCCTCCATTTTTTCCGGTGGCTGTGGTACCATAATTGTTGTGTCCACCTAGGTGATTGTAGGTGCCAGATGCGAAAACTGTGTCCCAACGATCAGTGGACTCGCTGTTGTTGGTTTGTGGTCTTGATGTGATATCAGGTACATTCCGTCCATCGGTGATCACTGTGATCTGTGGCAATCCATTGTATGGATTTTGATAGATGGCCTTTTTACCATCTTCGCGTTTTTCATTACGCAGATGAAATTGGAAAACTCCATAGAAGATACCCGGCAATCTCTTGTCGAAACCAGCCTGTGCGGCCAGACTGCTAATGGGTTGGTCATCCGACCCGTTGAAAAATTGGCATTTGAATGAAGTACTAAATCTACCATACACAGGACTCCATACCATGGGTTGGTCACCCCCAAATCCTCCTGCCATTATTGGATTTGTGTATACATTTTGCATTTTGTCAAGTTGGTCAGCAGTATAATTTGATGTGCCCTCTCCATAATCTCTTGTTGGAACGTTTATGGGAGCCGGCCTATAAGGACCGCTGTCTGGAGTTGTTGCGAATGTTTGACCACCCTGTCCGACCTGCTCACCATCAATAGTGATATTGTAGACAAATGCCCCGGACAAAAGTGTTTGCGATAAACCGGTAGATATTGCACCAACGATTGTGAGATATTGATTGTTGTTCCCCCAGGTCTTGACATAGATCGGAATAACCGAAGTCTCAACTCTCCTTCCGTACAGAACAGGTATCGGCGAATTTGAACTATTGTAATTTAAAGTTAATTCATTGTTAATGGCTTCAGGTCCCGGTATTGAAATATCCGGTACATTGAAACCACCGGTGAATGGAGATGTGACTAGGTTTATGGCATACTTGGCAGTATCTGTTACTAGGTCTATACCAGAATCAATTACGTTCTTGAACGGTTTGAATATTTTTTTAAAAAATCCCATATTAGATCGTTCCCCACTTTATGCCATTGAGACTTATGCTGGCATATTCCATGCTGGTATCATCGGGATACTTGGCCTGATGACTGCTCTGGCTCGAAAAACCATAAATGCTTTTCTTTTCAAATGCGGCAAATGGACCTCCACAAATCAGAGACAGGGTCGCGGTTTCCTTGCCCAACCTGTAACTGAATGTGTTGATGAAACCGTCATACGCGGTATAAACCCTTTCGCTTTCTCCGATACTGTCTACATGGGTATCCAGGTCATCGCCCTCACCAATTATGACGGCTTTTCTCAGTTGGACCACCGCTCCGACAAACTTGCTGTTCAATATATCAGAAGTGAGAGTTGGATCGATACCAGTAAATGTCAATTCAAATTGATCATTTGATGCCTTGCTAGATTCTTGCAATCCCGAATGACCTATGTAACCATAATTGGCCTTGTAGGTCACAGAATCAAAGATCAGATCATAATCATTGTTCGTGTAAAAAAGGTCATTGGATATCCTTGCGGGTGAGGTCGCACTGAATAACCTACCTCCGTCAGAGGCATTGATTTTGACCAGGTCAACGACCTTGGTTGACCTCTGTGAAAGGTTAGTTCTTAGTGTTTCCTGTAATCCTCGGGTCATTATAAACTTTCTCTAACATCAATCTCGTAACTGTAGACATTGTCTACGTCTGTTTTGAATTCCTGCACATCATTCTGTAATCTCACTTGCATTGTTACATCCTCTGTGAGAGTTGATTCAGACACTGTCAAAGCGGATATGAGAGCCGGAAAAATGTTTATGGTGGTCTGCACTGTGTCAGATAGGCTTTTGTCACCGGTCAACACATAAACTTTGTCATGGTTGTCAAACTTGATCAAGTCTCCGGCTTTGAGTGTGCCAGACCCACTGGGAGTCACCGTTACCGTTGTGGCGCCCACAGCCGCACTTCCTGTGACTGGAAGATTTGTTCCAGATGCATTTGAAAAAGTACCTTTGGTTGTGTGAATCTGTGGAGGTTTTATAGAAAAAGTATCAAATGAGCCTTTCTGTTGTAACAGGAATGCCCACACTGTGTCGAAATCTGATCTAGTCAAAGGTACACTGGACAATGTAAAACTCCAGTAATGACCTCCTAGGTCTTTAGAATAGATTTTGTTGGTCAAAGTTTCTGTGGTAACAATATTGTTGTTACTCTGCCACCCCATTGATGTAAAATTCGTTGTTGGAAAAGTTCCGGCCATTATGCAAATCTCCTACCTTGTCTTTGAAAAGCATCGCTTATCATGTTAGTTATTAATCCCCTTCTCTGCACCAATAATTGGTCAAAACCTGCGGCATCATTGGCCGAAATATTAAAGTTTACAATCACTTCACCACCCACAGCGGCACCCATTGCCTCGTTGGGCACCACGGTGCCTGTTGATCTAGGCACGAACAATTCAGGTCCACGCTCACCAACAATGTAACTCCTTCCGGCCTGTGCGGTACCACCATCTGCCAAGAAACCTGAGATGAATCCGCCCACTGGTCCACCCAATGCCTTCAGCGCGGCCTTTATGGCGAATGTGATCGCCGCCTGTGCCGCTATCCTTACGAGATCTGCTATCACTGATCTAGCGAACTCCTTGAAATTTAATTTTCCTGTCATCACGAAGTTTGTGACTAGATCAGCCATTCCGTTGAATGCGTTCTCACCCGCCTTCCTGAATGAATCCAATGCGTCGAAGGCACCACCAGCACCCGTGAATCCGTCTATGAACGCTTCCAGTGGTGTTTGGTTGGCCTTGACCGCTTCTGTGATTTTTTTCTGTGCCTCCGCCATCTGTTCCGCGGTCTGTTCAGCCTCTTGTTGTTTCCTTATTAATGTGTCATTTACTGAGACCGCTTCTTTGGTCTCTTTGTTCTGTTTCTTGATCTCCTTGGTCACTGCCACATAACCTTGATGCATTGCCCTTAGGTTCTGAACACGTTTATCACTAAGATCAACCTCCTGTTTGCCCAGTCCGATTGATTCTTTGATCACATTTACAAATTTCCTTCCTGCGTCAACCACAGTGATGAATGCCTTGGCCACCTTACCTAGGGCAGATAACAATGCTCCTAATGCCGTTGCCACGAATTCTCCAATGGCTCCAATGGCCTCTTGATTTGTTTCTAGGAAACTTGTTAGACCCGCCGTGGCTTCTTTAAGAGTTGGAGATAATGCTGTTCCAAACTCATTGGCAACATTTTTCAGTGCTATTCCAAAGTTTGAGAACTGTGTGGATAAGTTGTCAGTGACTTTTGCCGTGGCACCACCAAAGTCCTGTCTGATACCTTTCGATAATGCATTCAATATCCTCTGTGATCCCTCTGATGTCTTACCTACATTGGATATTTCTAATCTTGTTAGACCCAGTTGTTCTTCTAGTATACGGAAAACAGGTACACCCCTGTCAGCCAATCTATTAAGTTCTTCAAGACCAAGACCACCCGATGTTGTCCTAGCGAATAGGTCTGTGATGGCTTCCAATGAACCCAATTGGTCTGTTGTTATCGCCGCCGTGTCTGTGAATAGTGTTAAAAGATCCGCGGTTGGTTCGATACCACTGGCTTTCAACTTTATGAATGTGGTTGTGAGGTCCTCTACACCAAACTGTGTCTGTGTTGCGAATTTACTTACGAAATCAAACGCTTCAGCACCCGCTTGGGCCGATCCTGTTACTGAGGCAAGTGAGTCATTTAGGTCCTCGAACCTGGCAGTGGTTGAGATGATGCTACCAACTACCTTGGTGGCTCCTATGGCCGCCAAACCAGCCGCCGCACCTTTCAACAATGTGCCCAGTTTTAGACTTGAACCCTGTAATTGGTTGATCTGTGAATTAAGCCTTCCAAGGGCCTGTTGGTTCTTGACCTGTATGTCAAGTAACAGTTTCTCAGTCTTGGCCATTATCTTCTCCTCCTTGGTGCCCTAGGCATGGGTTTAGCATTCATGGTCTTCTTACTCTCCTTGTGTTCATACAAAAAGTAACCGGCCCAGAGATCCCTCTCCAGTGTTGTCATTTGTAAGATTTCCTCGACTGACTTCTTCAATCGATCTGCCAGTATCATTACAAACCTCAACTCAACACTGGAATCTATTCCTTTGCGGCGGATTCCTGTGTCGCGATCACCTTCGCATTGTTGATTGCGGAAGCCACCTTTATAACTGTCTGTGGGTCTGCCTCGTTCATCAACTTGATCCTGTCAGCATCGTGGAAAAGCCTCTTGCCATCCTTGTCCCTGGCCTTTGTCACTATGCTTTCAACGAGTGCCTCAACGGTCTTGCCCTGTTGCTGTAGTTCAAGTATCTTGGCCTCGTCTTTTAGAGGATATGTTGTTCTGAAATATATGTCAGCGTCCCATTCCTCACATCTAATCATTTTTAATTCACCACCAATGCTAGACTGGTAGTGTTTTGCGATCTTGTCTGTTATGTTCATCTATATCTCCTGATAGGTTGTTTAATGTTTTCAATGGCTGGTCCAACCATACCATTGGGTGCCTGTTTGCTCCGTCCCCTCTCGAGTGCTCCGGCGTAGGGCTGTGGATTAGAAATCTTGTATTTCAATTTACTTCCACTCTTCTGCCAACTCTTCTTGAATAGGCCAGAGCGCACAGGCGATCTTTTCTTGACATCTTCGAACACAGCATTGGAAATGCCTTCTGTCGCGGCTTCCACCACTCCATTAACATTCTTCTTGAAACGTTCTGCGTTGAAGATTACTCTCATTATAGGTTCGTTACTGTCAACGCTCCTGTAATTTGTCCAGCAACTTCTGCCGTCACAGCACCATCGTTGGCCGCTGAGATCTCGAATGAAGTAACTATCATTTCGCCACTTAATTTCTGACCTGTTGTCTCACCTGATGGGTAAAGTTCAATTGTGGCCGCCGCTGATCCTGGTGCTGTTTGAAGTGCCGCTTGTGCTGAATCACCATCAACAAAGTATAAACTCATCGAAGCCGTCGCATTGG